CCAATCAGACCTGACTCAACGCCACGGCCACCAACAAAGTCGGAAGACACGTAACGATCAATGCCCATGATTGACTTGCGTGACGCAGGAGGAATTACGAGAACTCGTCCGTCCATAGGTACGTCAGCATCGTCCATCAGCTTGATAGCTTCACGGAAGCCGAGGTCAGTAAAGTTGTCACCAGTAGCTACAGTGTCAACAGCATACGTAGCAAGGCCAGCTGCGGCATTGAAGTAGTAGCTGTTGCTGTTTACCCAATCAGCACCCGTAGCGGCAGGAGTCTGCGTACGAGTACCGTCACCAAAGCCAGTAGCAGCGTTGATGAGGTCAGTGTCAACTTTCAGAGCCAGCTGATAACCAGCGTCTTCAGTGTAGAACTGTCGCAGAGAGGACAAAGCCTGTACTTCTACGATGTCTTCAATCAGACGCGAGTACTCAAAGTGACGGTCTACAGTGATCGTCAGTTCTGACTCAAGGTTTGCCTGAATGGTTACTGCAGTTGCTTCTGCCTTAGCAGAGGCGGCACCACGAGTAGGCTTAGGGATGTGGATTACATCGCCTTTCTTGCCTGTCATAGCCATACGCTTGACAAGCGGAGCCATCTTCAGGTTCTTTTGATATGCAGCAATAATCTCATCCGACCAAATTTCGGGGATGAAAGTACCCGCTGCTGTTTTGTCTACTACAGCATTAGCTGTAAAATAAGTTCCAGAGGTTTCACCAGCCATGATATTTCTCCTTTAGGCTATTTAACTCGACCCTCTGCGTATGCTTTAAAGATTTCATCAGATAAAGACTGATAACGTTCTGGGTCGGTACGCATAAGTTTAATAATGTCAGCACGACGATAAACTTTCTTACGTGATCCTTCTGCTGTTCCTCGAGCGTTGCCTGTGTTAGCTGACTGTACGGCACTTCTACGAGCAGCTTTTTCAACTTGAGCTGTTTGCTGTACTACTTGGTTCTTCTCTTTCCAGAGTGAGAACAGTTCGTTAGCAGCGTCGTAATCGTACCCTTGGTCAGCCTGAACAAACAACTGTGTTCGGACTTTTGACCCCTTGATCCACTCTGCAAACTTAGGGTCTTGCAAAACCTGCTCCATGTCTGGATGCGAAGATTTTAACTGTGCAAGAGTAGCCTGTTGTTTATATTTTTGAGTGTAAGCCTCTGCTTCTCTGATCTTAGGGTGGTTGTCTATTGCTCGACTAACAGCGGTTTTGGGATCAACAAAGAAATCAACATCATCTTCATCGCCAAATTGTTGCTGTTGTTGAGGTGCTTGTTGTGTGCTGAGTTGTGTCTGGATGTAATCATCAACAACTTTTCGTAACTCGCCAACTTCCGTACTCTGTTTACCTGAGAACTTCTCAAGCTCTTGGTGCATCTGTACGAGTTCTTCGACAGACTTACCTTGGTACTTTTCTGGGACTTCAGGCTCTTGTACAGGTTGTTCCTCTTCGTGAGGAGTCTCTACGGTGTCCTGTGTGTCGAGTTGATCTGTTGTTTCTAGTTCCTCTTCCTGACGCTCATCAATTAGTGTCGCTCTTGACATTCTAAACTTACCCCGCCTATCATTAGGTTATGGAGAAATAAAATGGGAGTTGCCTCTATTGAGATTCCCTCGTAGTTTTCCCAGCTTTTTCGTGTTCACGTACCCACTTCATGTGCCTACCGGGAAAATCCCCAGAGGCTCCATCTAGGATATGTTGAGTAGCTGAGACAATTTTTGTAGCGTTAGCTCCACACCCGCACCTACTGGATGTAGTATTACCGTCTACAAAATCTTCAAAAGTGTGTCCATTTGTACAACGAAAATCAAATACTTTAATCATTATTGTTGTTAAGCTCGTCGTAATTAGTATTTGTTGCGGCTTCTAAGTTTAGAAGATAAGCTAATACATTCAGTTGTCCTTTACGTACATATAAATCATTAGCATCTTTAGTAGCTTCAACACTGTTAATCACTAAAGCATTTTGTTTTAACTCTTCAATTAGCTGTTTCCAACCATCAGTAGAAAACAGGGTGAAGTAGTTATCGTAGTACTGCTGTGTTTCTTGATCCACTTGAGGCCCTCTAGGTTATCTCTTGTATACTTATATGGTATTATATCACAGTTTTAAGTAAAAGTCAAGTCTTTTTTTTGGTACTTTTACGCCTTTTTCCTGATGCGGTAACTGCGTGTTGAATCCTAGCTGGGCCTGTTTTACGCCGTGATGACGAGGCTTTTTCACCTTTTGTCATCTTAGCAGCCACAGCCTTGGGTCTACATGAGGGGTACGGACGTTTAGACTTAGTGGCAGACTTGCGTCCACAAGGCTTCCCGGTCTTTACGTCAACCCATTCTTCCTTAAACCACTTCTTAAGAGCAGCCCCCTTTTTACTTTTTCTTACGGCCACTTTTGTTACCCCAGTTCTTAGCGCCTACCTTGCGGCACTTAGCTACAGCACCAGATGCGTAAGCAGAAGGCCACACCTTGTAACGAGCTTTGACCTTTTTCGCACACGCATCGTTAGCTTTCTTTTTCTTAGGCATCTTAATAAGGCTTAGGCTTTCTTACTTTTTTCTTTTTACCGGGCATTTTTTTCTCCTTACTTTTTGTGGGCTTTTTGAATTTCAAAATTTGCAGATTTAGACGCGCCTTTGTGGGGCTTAAATCCGCCTGCGGGATCTTTCATTAGCTTAAAACTTTTACCGTTTTTCATCCAATGGTAGCCTTTTGGTGCTAAAACTTTCATTTAGGCATCCTTACTTCTTTGCCGTTTTGAAAATAACGTATACCGTCACCGTCTCCTCTTACGTCAATACTTTGACTCATATCAGCAATAGGTAGTCCTTTGCCTTTAGACAAATCTACATTAGCAACAGAGTAATCTTTTTTGTTGCTAGAGCTTGCTGCAGCACCCCCAGCAGCGCCTGCAATACCAGCTTTACGTTGGCCCTCACGATAAGTTCTTTGACCTTTAGTGGCTTTTTCGCTTTGTTTTTGCGCAATTGTTTTTTTAGACTTTATATCGTTAATATGTTTTTTGGCTTCGTCGACAACTTCTTTACCATACTTTTTAATAGCAGCAGCAGCGCCACTGTCTTTTATCATTTTTGCTGCTCGTAAAACTATTGCTGCTGGCATAACTATCTCCTTACCAGTTTTTGCAAGACCAGTATCTTGCGGTTAGTTTACTAGGCTTGTTAGTGTCACACTTGTGCCTAGCTCTGAAAGACTTGCGCCGTGCTGGTTGATCTTTCTTGATCGTCATCTTAGCGTCACCAAACCGGATGGTCTTGGTTTTGTCGCCTTCCTTGGCTACCACCACGTACTTCTTAGTTGGGTGATTAGGAGTCCGCTTCGGCTTGTTGTACCCGCTTACCCCTGCTCGTTCCAGCTTTGGATCCTTTTTCTTGGGCATTAACTTTGTCCTCCAGTTCCTTGACCCGGTTCTCCAACAAGTCCAATTTGTCGAACTGGTCCTTGAATGCCTTGTTGATTTGCTCTAGGAAGCTGTTCATTTCTGTTTGTGTCATTAGCATTTTGACGTTTTCCTTCTATTTCGCTTTCTCTAAGTAGGGCGTCTGCAACCTTAAGTCTTCGCTCAAACTCTTTATCGTCGTTGTCACCAACTTGTAGGTTACGGGTAATTGCGTTAATTTTTTCAATTTGAAGCTCTTCAGGAGCCAATTGAGTTTCAACAGCGTACTTCTGTGCTCTTGATTGAGACTCAGCAGCCTGTGCGTTAAGCGCAGCTGTTTGACTCTGCTGGAACTGTAGTTGTGCTTGTTGAGCCATCATAGCCATTTGTTGTGCTTCAGGGTTAGGTTGCGCTGCTTGTTGCATCGCTGCGATAAGCTCCTCACGGTTACTGAGGTTCATGTTGTCGATGATGCTCTGGATCAACACAGGGTACAACGGGCTGTCTTGTTGCATAGTCTGCAAGAGCTGTACCAGCTGAGTAACCTCGTATTCACGAGCAATAATACCCAAAGTACTTGTAGCATTAAACTTGTAGTCAGCTACGGGATAGTTCTCAGGATCAAACTGCATATACCTGTGTGCAGCTTTAGTAACAAAAGGCAACAGGAACGACTGCTGGAAGTTAATCAGTGTGCGTTTGTGACGCTTAATGATAGCGCCAAGAGACATACTTATGCCTGCTGCTGTGGCTTCTCCGTTAACCTGCCCAGCAATGCCAGCGGAGTCAACGGCTCCTGTAGCTTGCTGTACCATTTGCTGAAGCGCCGCAGCTTGTGCAAAAGTAATTTGATTAACTTGTCCAAAGTTAAACGGCTGAAGTACTTCACGAGGATCTCCGTTAGTTAGAATCATCTTGCCCGGACGTACTTCTGGTTTAGCACCACGAGGAAGCCGTGTAGCGTCGATAGCCATCATTGGGTGAATTGTGAGGGCCAGTGCGTCAATACGTGCACGTAGTTCAGTGTCCAACGCCTTCTGGCTGTTGTAGCCTTTTTCACACACGCCCCGGCCCCAGAAGCGTCCCGGTACTACGTCCCAAGGAAACGCAACTACTGGACGATCACCCATCATGTACGGGTTAGCTTCAGCCTTCAAGAGCGTACCGCCGTTGGCAATAACAACAATAGCCTCAACGTACATGGAGTCTGAGTCTACGTCTACGTCTTCAGCCTCAAGCAACTCACGAGGCACAAGACCGTAGTACTTCGTAAGGCGTACTTTGTCATCGTTGTAAATCGTCAGGTCTTGATCTGGCTCTAGGTCTGTGTCAGGAGCTGCTGATTCAATTAGCCCCTCACGGTACACGTTTTGTTCCTGCAAAAGCTCTACAGAGTGCTTAGACACAAACTCGTCGATAGCTACACCCATAGCGTCTTCAATAGACGTAGCTACGGGATCAATCAGGAAGTTCTGGGGTAGTACAGGCTTGAGCTTAACAACAACCCTATCCGTAATGTTAACGCCCACAGCCGTGAGATCCCCACCCATAATGGGTTGAGTCGCTGGAGCCATTTCTTTAATCTCTTCAAGGACCACCTCCCCTATACCTGTACCAAACACAGCAGCGTTAATCAAACACTCTGCTACTGCTTTACGCACTTTACAGGCTTCAAAGTCTTCTGTTAGTTTGTTACGCAAGTACTGAACGTCTTGCTTTTGTGGATCGTTCATGTCATCAGCAATGTCGAACCACTTACCTCTACCAAACGTGGCTTCTTCTAGTTCTGCTACGTTAGACTCTACAGCCTGCTGAAGCGCAGGAGAGATAATACGAGAACGCTCTGATGCTCTTTCGGAGTCAACAGGATCCCATTGACCTCGCCATAGCCTATAGTATTCCTCGAACTTTTCTTCGTAGTTTGACTCATAGTAATCTCTCCAATCTTCACACTTGGTGATTACCCATTCTTCCAGAGACTCCTGAATCATCAGGGGGTCTGGACTATAAATTGATTCTGCCATAGTATTATCCTTAGATTATCGCTACGCTGTAACCTAGTGTAAAAAACACTATGGCAGAAATAGCGTAGATGCCGTATGTGTTAAACTTTCTAAAAACCATTAGTACCCTGCCACTACGTCTAGTATTTCGTGATCGTCAATTTCAAAGTCATAGTGGTACGCAACCTGTGCTAACTGATCTACGTAGGCTAGTGCGTCCACTAAGTCATCGTGGGTCAGTGGATCTGGAAACTGAAACAACTGGTCTAAGAATCTGTTGTTCCACTCACCCTTGTTTATAGATACGTAACCGTTTTCAAAGCGTCCCTGTAAAGCCCACATAACCCTGTCAGTCTTTTTCTTGTTACCGTGGGTTAACTCTTCGACACGGAAGAACGTCCCGTATCGTTTCTGTAGGTCCATCAGAGGACTCATAACCGCCTGCTTTGCTATCCCTCTTTCAATACCAACGCTAATGGGTCTGTAGTCTCTAACGGCCTGAAATATCTTGGTGGCAGTCTCGTCAAGGCTCCACCGCCCATGTATAATGTTATCAACGTACCAACCATCAGGACTAACTTTAACAACAGCGATTGCGGTTTCATCTAGTTTTGTATTCTTCGTTCGTTTTTTGTTTACTTCTTCAAAGCCAGCTAAGTCAACAGCTATGTAGTAATCTCCAACTTCCGGTTCTTCTCCGTAGTGAACCCAATCTTCTTTGAACATTTCGGAGCCTCTTGCTTCAAATGAGGCCATGAATTCTTGTCTAAAGGCGTAACTCGACATGGACTTCTTTGCCGTGTTAATTTCGTTAGGGTCGAGGATGGGGTTGTCATAACTGGTAAAGTGCCACCCCTTGTAAGTTTCATCGTCACCTAGCTCCGCAAGTTTGTACAGTTCGTAGAAGTGGTTTCTGCCCATAGGCGTACCTATGAACATCGCTGATCCTTTTTGGTCAGCCAGTGCTGGACGGAGGATCTGCTCCCATACGTCAGGCTTCATGTCTGCGTACTCGTCCATCACGAGAAACTTCAAGGACACACCACGCATTGTCTCTGGCCTGTCGGCTCCCTTGAGACTAATCGTGGCCCCGTTGACCAGCTTGATTTGCAGGTTGTTAATATGTGAACCCGCAATCACAGGGTGTCCTAGCTCTAGCAGAGTCTGCCACATGATGTCACGGGCTTGTCCCTGCGTAGGCGCAACGTAAAAAACGTGGCCTTTGTCAGCCTGCAGCGCATTGATAATTAACATCCACGCTGCAAGTCTGGACTTCCCTGTCCGTCTTCCAGCAGCAACTACTTTAAACCTAGTGGGATCAGAGTAGACTTCTTGCTGCCAAGGTAACAGTTGTACGTTTAAATCGGTCAAGCGTCAGCCTTCCCAACCCTCGTCAAGCTCATTGTACACACCGTCATCGTTAGTGTCACAAACCGTATCCCAAGTCATTTGACCGTAAGTAAACCCGTTTGCCCAAGGAACCCAAGCTACACACCACTCGTGTGATCCGGGGGTTATTCCAGTAGTAGGTGTTACCGCTTGATCCCGCTTAGTGTTTGGCGCAATAGGCTCAAAGAATACACTACCGTTTGCGTACTGTCTTTTAGTAAAGATAATTTCACTAGACACGTAAACTTCAGCGCCTTCGGGTACGGTAAAGCTAGATCCGTCATCGTAGTCAATGTACGTGTTTGCTTGAGCATTCAAAGAAAAAAGTGTAATGAGTGCTACTACGATAAAACCCAGAAACATCTCGTTAAAGTTTTTCATTTAGTTAACTCCCGTTAAAGTTGATAAGTGATGCTGGTGCTGGTATTAAATCAAAGGTTACAACTACTTCTAAAGTTCCTGCGCTTGTTGCTTGGCACTTAACTACCTCTCCTTGGTGTAAGACAAACATAGGGCCACCACCGTTACTCAGTGTTTCTTTGCCTCCTCCAGCCACGTTAGTGCCGTCAAAGATGTACGCTTGTGGCGTTCCAGAAACATCCCAGTACAAATCAATACTGTTCGTAGAGCCACCGTGGTTAGCTATAAATACGTAGTTAACAATTGCGTGAAACCCGTTAGGAACAGTAAACAACGTGGTAAGCGCTGTGTCTGTAAGTGTTGTGTGCTTTGTGTATAACATCAGTAAGTCCACATAACGGGTACAGATCCCCGTGTATCTAAGTGAATAAAGTCACCAGCGACCCCTAGACCAGTAAAGCCGTACTCTAAGGCTCCTTTTATAATCGAATACCGTTGAGCAGAGCTAGTTATCTTTATGTCTGCTGCTATGCCTTGCGCGTGAGTTCCCGGTATCTCTTTTACAGCCTCTAACGGGTGGTCAGGGCTTCTGTAGCCGCTGGTAATAACAAAAGGAAAACCACAGTGTTCTCTAAGTTTATCTATTTTTTCCATAAACTCAGGATCCATTTGGTTTTCACCAGTGTATTGACAGTTGAACTCGTCTACTGTAAAGTATTTCACTTTTTGGTTGTTTTTTTCTTAGGCTTAGACTCACTCAGGGTTTTAGCTGCCCTAGCTACATCGTTGTTGTACGCACGTTCACAGTGGTTTTCATCAAATACGTAGTCAATAGAAGCCCCTAGCCACGCCCAAGCCTTGTGTTTGTCCTTGAGTCTGTGTGAACGCCCTGAGACGGACTCGTTAGCGTTGTCACCAAAAAGAATAGCTACGTTTACTAGCTGACTCGTAGCGTCTCCTACCCTTGTGACGTACCCTAAGGTTTCTTCTAGTACTTCGTCAAACTTGTCCCGTGACATCCACTGCTTCTCCATCAATTTCTTCTCCCTCTTTAGGGCTTGTAAAAACTTCTGTAGCTCCAACGCCAGTAATGTTGATCTGTATTGCACTTCTCCCTGCATCTTTTACTACATCCTTTTCAAATGCACCTACTGGAAGGATACGATCCATCACTAGTTTCCACGCAGCAGCTTGATTTTTGTGGTCGTGGTCTAGTGCAGCTTCAAATATGGTTTCTAAAACTTTAGCTGACTTAGGACTAGCCAGCATACGGGCCTTGTACTCGTTAATTATTGCAGCGTCGCCCTTTGGACGGCCTCGGATTCCTCTAGAACCCTTCTTTTTTGCTACAATTTCTCCTTTTTTTGGACGGCCACGGCCTCTTTTGGGCAGTTCTTGGGTGTCTTCGTCTGACATTATCCAGTACCTGTTTGTTTTACGCGGTTTCGCATGAGTCCCCTAACTTAGGTATACAGATGAGGGGATCTATACGAACCCTATATTAGTAATACCTAATATCTGAATATATTATATCATACTTTTACCCAAAAGTCAAGGATTATTTGTGGTAATATTTCATAGTATTTACTTTAGTTGTCTTGTTTTTGTACACATTTAATCTTCTTTAGGCCGCCCAAAGAAACACGAGTTAAAACAACAGGTTAGCACACGAGTTAATTTAGGTATTATTACCCCTTTTTTCTAAAATTACCCTCTTGCAAACTTGGGTGGCAACCACGCGCGACGACATCGGCCAACCCCGGCCCCCGGTACCCAAAAGCAACCCACCCCCAAGGCCGAAGTTATCCACAGGTTATACACAGGATGTACACAAGTTATCCACAGGGTTATGCACAGCCCTATGTATTCCCGTGGGTCATGTGTGAGAGGCAGAGAAGTACCCTCAAGCAGACACCAGCATCCACCAGCACACACCAGACAAACCCCAGCCAGACCCGCCAAGGTTTGTCAATAATTTATTGTTGGTAATATTCACATAAAGTTTTTTTACGTGACCCTGTTGACAGCCCCAAAACCTTCAGGCAAGATGGTTATCAAGTGACAGGGAAAGCGCCACAGGTAGTGAGCCTACCAACGGATTCCGCGAGTACTGTAAGTTCGACCTCTCCCTCGAGGGTTCTAAATTGGGGCGGTTGTCAACGGACGCCAACGGATCACATGGGCCACCATGCTCCCGAGGTCATCCACCGACGCGAAGACCGGCAGACGCCACCACGCGAAAGCAAGGGCCAGCCAACGGGCAGACAATCCACGGCAACAACGGCCCTTGTGAGTAGCAAGGTGGCAACATTAGAGGGCATCGCGGTGCCTTCCAATGTTGTTACCAATAGGAGTACAGAAAATGCGGACACAAGAAGAGATGTTCGAACAGACACGGCGCTACCGCGAGAACAACGACTGCACGGTACGCGCCTTGGCTGGCGCTTTTGATACATCATACGGCAAGGCCCACCGGCACTTGACAAAGTACGGAAGGCCAAACCGCAAAGGGCCAACGTCGAGAAACGCCACGCTTGCGGTTAAGACATACGCTGAAAAGCTGGGCTGTACGGCTTTAGAAAGACACGACTTGAGCGGTTTGACGCTGAACCAGTTTTACAAGAACTACGCAAGCAAAGGCGGGGTTTGGGTTGTATTCATCAAGGCCCACGCTATCGGTTTTCGTGACGGTAAAACGCTGGACTGGACTGGTGACGAAAAAACGGGCGAAATAATCAGACGAAAGACAGCGAAAGTAGGGTACAGATCCGACTGTGCTGTCATCCAAATCAAGCAGTAAACAAACCAAACGAGGGTAAACAGATGAATTTACGACCAATCGCAAGCAACATGACAGAACTAGTAACCAACGGATGCACCATCTTGTTTAGCTACGAGACGCCCGTGGCGGCTTACACGCCTTCTGCGGGTTACGTCAGGACGTCTAAAAAGTGGAGCGTTACCACATCGAAGCACATTAACAAGTGGCTCCGAAGTCAAAACGCAGAAGCCGAAGAGCGTTCCCAAAAGTTTTTTGATTCACTGATTGAGGGTTAAACCATGCGAAGACGAAACAGAAGTCACGATCTTACGACAAGTGAGCAAGTAATGGTCATTGGGCTGGTGGCGCTGTGGTTTACTGCCATGACCATACTGGCTTTCTTAGCCTACGAAACAACAACGGGGGTTTTGTAATGGAAACGGACATTATTTGGCTTTGGGGCTTTGGCTGTCTTGTTCTAGTAACCTGGCTGATATTCAGTGAGGAGGGAATTTAAGTATGTACGATTATCCATGTATGATGACGGGGGAATACTTTGAAGGCGACCAGATCGCAGAGGGTGCGGAGTGGGTAGCGTCTCACCCGACGGAGCCTTCGTGGTCCTTTTACAAGTTGACAAACGCGGACAGCTGGGGTACAAACAGCCTCGCTTGTTTCGTAAACGTAGACATTGAACACGCAAAGGAGAATCTTTCATAATGAGCAAGATGCCATGCAGTATTACAGACGACCCCTTAAACGACTACAGCCATTGGTACGAAGGCACCGGCCCTTACGCCAAGATACCGTACCTTGACGAAACAACCGTGTGCGACGGATGTTACCAGCTAGTCAATAAGGTAGACGAGGACACGGGTTACTGTAGAGAGTGTCAGCACGAGTACCAGCAAGAACAGTTTTACAAACACGCACCAGACAACTTGGGGGTGGAGCTGTGAAAGAGACAGAGAAAGGGAACGTGCAGCCGATGACGTACCAACAGATTGCGGAGGTCTTGGGCATATCGCCCGAGTCCGTCCGTGCCATTGAGTTCAAAGCACTGCGGAAGCTACGCAACCAAGGTAAACTTGACCAGTTCCGCGATATGTGCGACGGTACATGGCGAGACGAAGGTAAAGGACTAGGGAGGAACACATGACAACGACACGCGGTGAGGTAGATCCACAGTACGAGATAATGCTGTCAGACATGGCCGAATGGTCACACTGGTCTGCCAGCGTGTACGACGGAGACGGGAGCAAACTAGAGGACCACTACGCTTACTACCGTAAGTGGTCTTACAGTAAACTAGAGAGTGAATGGGAAGGCTTCTTCGGGAGGGACTACAGCAATGCACTGCAAAGCCTGTGACTGCTTACTAGAGGAAGAAATAGACAACGATATGCAACTGTGCTTTGGTTGTAACTTCGTTGCTGTAGCGGCCCAGATGGGACTCGACGAGTTGATTGAAGCTGACCAAAGTAATTCAGGTAATATTTCACAACACGGTGTAAATCTGGAGGA